ATCGCTCGTATCAGTAAAATGCAAGGTGGAACGTTTGTTATATTTGGAATGACTCCACAAGACTACGAAAACATGGCGTTCAATCTACAAGAACTTCGTAGATACATACGCCAGCAAAAAGAGATAATTATCTACTATCGAGATGCAACAAAAGTAGAGCAGTAATCATGACAATACAAATAAGTAGAGCTGATATCACTGGTGACGCTCTACATGATTTACAATCTGAGACACGCTTCCTCAAACTTCCAGTAGATCCATATTTGGAACTACTCGGCATCACTCCGCTACCTTCTCAGGTAGCAATAATAAATGCGATAAATAATCCTAAGTATAGATTTGTATGTGCCGCAGTGAGTCGTAGACAAGGCAAAACATACATCGCAAACATAATCGGCCAACTAGTCTCCCTAGTTCCGAATTCAAACATTCTTATAATGTCTCCCAATTATTCGCTGTCTCAGATTTCTTTCGATCTGCAAAGAAGTCTTATTAAGCATTTTGATTTGGAAGTCGTAAAGGATAATGCAAAAGATAAAGTTATTGAGTTGAGTAATGGCTCAACTGTTAGAATGGGCTCAGTAAACCAAGTTGATTCCTGTGTAGGTCGTAGCTACGATTTGATTATATTTGACGAAGCGGCGTTGGCAGACGGACGTGATGCGTTTAATGTAGCACTTCGACCGACATTGGATAAAGATAATTCGAAAGCAATTTTTATCTCAACCCCAAGGGGCAGGAACAACTGGTTTGCCGAGTTTTTTGATAGAGGGTTTAATGATGAGTTCGCTGAGTGGTGTTCTATACGGGCAACATATCGAGATAACCCGAGAATGAGCGAGCTTGATATCGCTGAAGCACGTAAAAGTATGTCGGAAGCAGAATTTCGACAAGAATATGAAGCGGATTTTAATACTTATGAAGGACAAATTTGGAATTTTAACCATGAAAAATGTATCTCCAACAATGAGGCATTGGATACCACTGATATGGATGTATTCGCTGGCCTTGACGTCGGTTACCGTGACCCTACTGCTTTTTGCGTAGTTGGTTATGATTGGGATGAAGAGCTGTATTATATATTAGATGAATATCTTGATTCAGAAAAAACAACGGAACAACATGCCGCTGAAATACAAATATTAATGGAGAAGTGGGATATTGATTTTATTTACATTGATTCTGCCGCTCAACAAACTCGATATGACTTCGCATTACAGTATGATATTTCAACAAGCAACGCTAAAAAATCTGTGCTGGACGGTATCGCGCATGTAGCTGCAATTGTAGACAATGACAAATTATTTGTCGATCAACGATGCGCCGAGACCTTGTCGTGCTTAGATCAGTATCAGTGGGACCCCAATCCTAACTTAGCTAAAGAAAAACCAAAACACAATAGAGCATCTCACATGGCAGATGCGCTTCGTTATGCATTGTATTCGTTTGAAACAAGTCAGAGTGGCTTCTAGCAACCCCTAACCAAAAATAATGTTTGACAATTTATCTTACAGAGGCTATAATGCAAAGTATGAAAAAGCTCAAAAGAGACCCTGTGAAGTACATAAGGGACCGAGCAAAATCAAAATATAAAAAAGACAATGAGTGTTACATCTGTGGAACAGAAAAAGAATTAGACTTTCACCACTTTTACTCTCTAGCCCCTCTTCTACGGTTATGGCTTAAGAAGAAATCACAAGAAAGGCCAGAGCACTATACGGATGAGTATATAGTTATTTGGAGAGATGAATTTATAGAAGATAACTGGGCAGAGCTATACGATCATACAGTCACTATATGTCATGCACATCACAGAGAGTTGCATAAAATTTACGGACGAAATCCAGGACTTGGGACAGCGACAAAACAAATGCGCTGGGTAGACATTCAAAGAGAAAAGCATGGCATGGTATAATTTTTGGAAAAAACCCGAGAACATAGAAGAAAAACTTAATCCTGGTCAAATATTAGACACAGGTGTTTCTGAAAGTTCTCGTGAGTTTACTACTCAATATGAACGCTTTTACGAGCAGCTAGAAGTAGTTAATCGTGGCGTTAATATGATTGTAGACGACTGTGCAGAAATACCTGCTACCATTAGTACTCAAGGCGCTTATCGCGGAGTAGTAACTGGAGTAAAAAGAGGAAAAGTAGAAGAACTACTAAATCGCACTCCAAACCCTTTTCAAGATGTCAGCAGTTTTAAACGTAATCTAATAACAGATTACTTACTAGATGGAAATATTTTTATATATTTTGATGGGGCTCATTTATATCATCTGCCTGCAGATAAAGTAAGAGTACAAGCAGATCCAAGTACTTTTGTAGAAAAATATACATTACAGGACATTGACTACAAAGTAAATGAAATAATTCATATAAAAGAAAACTCTTTTCACTCAATCTATAGAGGCGTATCAAGACTCAAACCAGCTACTAGAACAATGCAGCTCGTAAGAGACATGAGAGATTTTCAAGACAACTTTTTTAGAAATGGAGCAGTTCCTGGTTTAGTACTAAAATCACCAAATACTTTATCAGAAAAAATTAAAGAGCGTATGATTCAATCTTGGACTCTACGCTACCGCCCAGACGCAGGCGGAAGAAGGCCTCTAATTCTTGATGGCGGACTAGAAATAGATAAGTATTCAACTACTAATTTCAAAGAATTAGATTTTCAGAATGCAGTTTTAGAGCATGAAAAAGTAATTCTTAAGTCTCTGGGAGTACCTCCAATACTTCTTGACTCTGGAAATAATGCAAATCTTCGTCCTAATATGAGATTGTATTATCTTGAAACAATTTTACCTATTGTACGAAAACTTAATTTTGCACTCTCAAGGTATTTTGGTTTTAATATTACAGAGGATGTAACAAATATTCCAGCACTACAGCCCGAACTTAGAGACGCAGCGGCTTACTATACAGCGTTAGTGAATGGAGGAATCATAACAATTAACGAAGCCCGGGATCAATTAGGCTATGAGTTGCTAGAGGGACAAGACGAAATTAGAGTTCCTCAAAATATAGCAGGTAGCGCTGCAAATCCCGACGAAGGCGGAAGACCCCCAGAATCTGAAGGAGACTAATATGGGAGTAAGAAAGAATCACGCAGTTTTAGGAGCTCGTCAGCTTAGCGCATATTTTCGTAGTAAGGGAAAAATACTTACAGTGGAAGAATATGTTGCAGCAACAGATGCTCCCATTGCACCAACTTATTTAATAAAATATTTCAAAAGCTATGATTTAGCTTTGGAGTGGACAATAAAATTAGATCCTACAATTGTTAATGATCTTAGGCCCGCTCCACCTGCCCCAAAGGCTGCCCCAAAGCCTAAGCCCGCCCCAAAGGCAAAGGTAAAGAAAGATGATGAATAAGACGTTTAACTTAACATCTACATTCAAGAGTGATCCGCAGGAAGATGGATCTATCATGGTTCGTGGAATGGCCAGCACAAATGCGTTTGATCGTGCTGGAGATTCTATTTCTGCGGAAGCATGGACAAAAGGGGGTCTTGGAAACTTTGAAAAGAACCCTATCATATTATTTAATCACGATTATAACCGACCGATTGGCCGAGCAACAAAAGTTACTCCCACAGCGGACGGCTTGCACATGGAAGCAAAAATTAGTAAACATGCTGAGTGTGCTGATTTAATCAAAGACGGTGTCCTTGGAGCGTTTTCTGTCGGTTTCAAAGTCAAGGATGCTGATTACCTTGAGGAAACCGACGGATTAATGATTAAGGACGCTGAGTTGTTTGAAGTATCTGTTGTTACGGTACCTTGCAATCAAGCAGCTACTTTTTCTTTGTCGAAGTCATTCGATTCTGAGCAGGATTATGAGGACTTCAAGAAAACTTTTAAAAGCGAGGAAGATTCCTCTTTAATGGAGACAGATATGTCGGAAGAAACAAAAACTCCCGAAATCGACCTAGACGCTTTTGCTAAGAAGGTAGCGGAGGAAACTGCTGCTAAGATTGCAATTCGTCAGGCCGAGGAGAAGGCTGCTGCAGAAGCTGAGGCAAAAGCTGAAGCAGAAGCTGAAGCTCAAAAGGCTGCCGAGCAAGCAGATGCCGAAAAGGCTGCGGTAGAGCAGCAAGAAAAGGTCGAGAGCTCAATTCGTACTGGTATTGAAACAGGTACTGAAAAGCTCGCAGAAGATTTGCGTAAAGAGTTTGCCGCTGAGCAAGCTAATACTGCAGAGATTCTTGAAAAGTATAAGTCAGAGCTGGAAGAAAAATCCGCAGAACTCGAAGCTATGCACAACAGCAAGCGTCAGTTCTCTGATCGTTCTCAGCCGGGCGACCTCTCAGCAGGTGGCCGAGAGATCCTTGAAGCAAAAATTCTTGGTAACTTGACTCGTAAGGGTTGGGATACTGACTTTGCCCAAGGTGTAATCAACAAGTATGGTGCAGGTGTTGCAGCCGCTAGTTCTAGCATTGCTCCTCTTCTTGATATCGAAACTTCAACTCAATTTGAGAGGGAGCTTCTTCTTGAGATGAAGGTTGCTGCTGCTTTCCGTGAAATTGCAGTAAATACTACTAAAACTGTACTGCCTCTGATGCCTGATTCAGTAGCCGCTACATTTGGCTCTGGTTCTGAAGCTGATGAGTCTAACACTCCTGCTAACCTTACAGGCAATGCCGAAGGCACCGCGCAGACTCCTGCAGGTACTTTCAATGCACTGCAAAAGACCATTACTGCAGCTCGTATGACTTCAACTTCATACATTACGAATGACACTGAAGAGAGCACTCTTGTTGCGCTTCTTCCGATGATTCGTGAGGGCATGGTTCGTGCACACGCTCGTGCTATGGACAAGATGTGTATTTCTGGTCACTCAGGTGCTGCAGGTCAAGCCGGTACT